GCAAAACTTTCGCACGGAAGAAAATCTGGAAATTGTGAGATGGGGAATTTCCTGTCAGGGCAGAGGGGTGTAGTGGCACAGCAGCAGCATGGGGAGCCGCTGGCGATACCTGACGGCCTTGACCCGACGTTGCTGCCGTACTGGGAAACAGTTGCCGCCCTGTTGCCAAAGGGGGTGGCCGCCAAGCATGACACGCAGATTGTGTTGCAACTGTGCCAGGCGCTGCATGTGCGCGACCGCGCGTATGAGCAAATTCTGAGCGGCGGCATTGAGGTGGCGGACGCCGCGCATGGGGGCGAGCCACGCCGGAACCCGGCAATCATTACGTGGCGGCAGGCGGCAGACATGGCGACAGGATTGATGAATCTGCTTGGTCTGTCGCCGATCAGCAGAGCACGGATACAGTCAGCCGATGGCGAAAAAGCAGACCCTCTCTCTGAGTTCATCCGGCGGCGGCACGCGTCGGACTCGGAGTAGGAAGCACCCGGCTGAACGGTACATTGACAACGTTATACGCGGGAAGGTGGTCGCGTGCCGATGGGTGCGGCTGTTCTGTGAGCGGCATAAGCGGGACCTGAAGCGGGGACGCCAGCGCGGGCTGGTCTTCGACCGGGATGCTGCGGCGCATGCGATTGAGTGGTTCGATTATCTGCACCACAGCAAAGGGCGGTGGGCTGGACGGCTGATCGAGCTGGAGCCGTGGCAACAGGCGATTCTTTGGGTGCTGTTTGGGTGGCATCGGAGATCGGGGGGGCGGCGGTTTCGGTCTGGCTATGTCGAAATTGCACGTAAGAATGGCAAAAGCACGTTGGCCAGCGGGCTGGCGCTGTATATGCTGATCGCCGACGGTGAGGCCGGGGCGGAGGTGTACTCGGCGGCGACGAAGCGTGACCAGGCGAAAATTACGTGGGATGAGGCGGCGCGGATGGTCAAGGCGTCGCCGCACCTGCGCCGGCACGTGACGGTGCATAAGGACAGGCTCTTTCTGAAGTGGGACACGGCGAGCCTGTTTGTGCCGCTGGGGCGTGACTCGGACACGATGGACGGGCTGAATGTGCATTGTGCGATTGTCGACGAGCTGCACGCCCATCGCACGTCGGAAATTTGGGATGTGCTGGAGACGGGGACAGGGGCACGCACGCAGCCGCTGATGTTTGGGATTACGACGGCAGGGTTCAACCAGTCGTCGTTCTGTTACGAGCGCCGGCGCTATACGCTGCAGGTGCTGGACGGTGTGATCGAGGATGATTCCCATTTTGGGATAATCTTCACGCTGGATGAGGGGGACGACGAGTGGGACGAGCGCAATTGGATCAAGGCGAATCCCAACCTGGGCGTGAGTGTGGATTTGATCGATCTGCGCGAGCAGGCGCGCAAGGCCAGGGAGATCGCCAGCGCGCTGACCTCCTTTCTGACGAAGCGGCTGAATGTCTGGACTCGCGCGTCGGAGCAGTTCATTCACCCGGACAAGTGGCGGGGCTGCGGCGGGGTGTTCGACCCGGCGGCGCTGGCCGGGCGCACGTGCTATGGCGGGCTGGATTTGTCGAGCACGTTGGATATTACGGCGTGGGTGCTGGTCTTTCCGCCGACTGAGGATGATCCATTGTGGCGGGTGCTGCCGCGGTTTTGGGTGCCGGAGACGGCCATGCACGAGCGCAGCAGGCGTGACCAGGTGCCGTATGATGCGTGGGTGCGCCAGGGCTGGATCGAGGCGATTCCTGGCGATGTGATCGATTATGAGTTTGTGTATGCCCAGATCGACCGGGACGCCCAGTTGTATGACGTGCGCGAGGTTGGGTTTGATCGTTGGGGGGCTGCCTCGATTTATCTGTGGTTCGCTGCGCGTGGGATGACGGTGGTGCAGATTGGGCAAGGGTACCAGTCGATGTCGGCGCCGATGAAGGAGATGGAGAAGTTGATTGTGAGTGGTCAGCTTGCGCACGGCGACAATCCTGTGCTGACGTGGATGGCGTATAACCTGGTTGCACAGCGCGACCCGGCAGGCAATGTGAAGCCGGACAAGAAGCATAGTGGCGAAAAAATTGACGGGATGGTTGCGATGGTGATGGCGTTGTCACGGGCGACGCTGCATGACGCAGAAAGCCAACGCTCGGTGTATGAGGAGAGGGGGATTCGGTCGCTATGAGTGAGTTGCGAGGGGCGAAACGCGTGGGGCGTGTCGGGGTCGATGATGTGTTGGTGCTGGCCGGGGTGGTGGTGCTGGGGCTGGCGATTTGGACGCTGTGGGGCGTGGGTGCGGTGTTGGCCTATGCCGGGGCGTTGTTGGTGTCGCTGGGGGTGCTGGCCGGGTGGGCGCAGGCGCATCAGCGCAGGCCGCAGTCATAGGAGGCATTGTGTACGCCGATATGCTCCCAACAGAACGGATTGCGAGGGCGGCGTGGATGTTGGCGCAGGGTCGCGCGGTGACGGTGCGCGGCCTGGCGAGTGAGTTGGAGATTACGCCGCGGGGCGCCAGGTCGATGTTGGAGCGGATGAGTCGGGTGGTGCCGCTGGTCGACGATGGCGGGGTGTGGCGGGTGGCGGAGGATGAGAAAGAAGAGATTGGGAGATTGGGAGATTAGAAGGTTGCGCTGATGGCGCAGAAAGAGGGAGGCGATATGGGAAAGTGCGCAGTGCCGTATCCGCGTGGTGTGCGGCGTCCAGGGTATCTCAAGCCCATTTACGACGACATGCGCAGGGGATTGACCGAAAAAGAAAAACGACTTGGGTTACAGTGGCCGCAGTATTTGTATAAGTACACATTGTTTGATGTGCATCGAAAGGCGCTAGAGTGGGGCGCCCACGTCACAGAAGAATTTGCTAAAACGTACTGCGACGCCATTGGCTCGACGATCAGGGTGCTCTCTCTTGCCCCGGACGACATTGTGATTGTGCAGTATCCCGGTAAATTGTCGGATAAGGCTCTTGAGCGGCTCGTTGAAAGTGTGGGGCGTTATTTCCCCAACAAAATTATGGTGCTTGAAGAAGGAATGACGATTGGGGTTGTGACGGCAAAAGAGAAAGCGGAAGTTGATGGCTAAGTGGAAGCGACGCCGAAGCCGGCATGTGGCGGCAGGTCTGAATCGATATTATTCGTTGCAGGGGCACATGATTCGCCCCTGGGAGGACGATGATGGGGCGACGGCTGAAGGCCAGGTCGGGGGCGGAGTACGATGCGATCAGCCGCTGGCGGCATCGGCGGAACTGGCTGCATGTGCGGCGGAGCTTTTGGAAGCGGGCGATGCGTCGCCGGGAGAGAAAGGCGGCACGGGTTGACGTGCGCAGAACGCACGTGCTAGAATGATTGTGCGTGGCCGGTGTGCTGGGTGCATCTGCGCTTGGCGACTTCGGGGGCATCGGTCACGCTTAACTTTGCCAGCGGGGTAGAGCAGCGGTAGCTCGTCAGGCTCATAACCTGGAGGTCGCCGGTTCGAATCCGGTTCCCGCGTCTGAGGGGTGCGCATAGATTTCGCCGTCATCTGCATCCCTTGCCCAATCCCTGCCGAACCGCTACGCGGTCGGTCACAAAGAGCGTCAGGTCAAACGACCTGGCGCTTTTTGTTTGCCTGGGGAAACTAGCCGCGTGGCGGGTCGAGTGGGTCGGCAAGGATGTCCTGCCAGTTTTCAAGCAGGTTGCCGTCCGCGTCTAGGCACTGCGGCATGATCTCCTGGAGTGCGGCGCGCCAGGCGGTAACGAGCGACTCGGCCTGGTCGATGATGCTGCGCTCAAACTGAGCGAACGCCTCGAGCAGGCAGGTGGCTGCGGCTTCGAGGTGCGGCTGATTGGTGTCCATATCAAAAGTATAAATTGTGAGGTGCAAATAAGTGAACTGTTGGTTCCCTTGCGCGTGGTAGGGTGGGGGTATGGGTTTTGTTTCGACGCTGATTGGGAATTTGCGGGGGCTGACGCTCGACGATCCGGCGAATTGGCCGGTGGAGTTTTTGCGCGGCGGGTCGGCGGTGTCGCCGGATTCGGCGATGCAGATCGGCACGGTGTTGGCGTGTGTGCGGGTGGTGGCGGAGTCGGTGATGATGCTGCCGCTGGAGGTGCGCGCACGTGAGGGGCGCGGGACGCGGCGGGCGACGGAGCTGCCGATTTATGGGCTGCTGCACGATTTGCCCAACCCGGAGATGACGAGCGCCGATCTGCGGATGACGCTGCAGGGGCATTTGACGACGTGGGGGAATGGGTATGCGCAGAAGGTGCCCGACCGCGCCGGGCGCTGGATCGAGTTGTGGCCGTTGGCGCCGAACCGGATGACGGTGAAGCGGGCGCCGGATGAGAGCCTGGTCTATGAGTATCGGGAGGCCAGCGGGGAGATGCGCACGTTTCCACAGCGGGAGATTATGCACGTGCGCGGGCTGGGCTTCGACGGGCTGATAGGCTATTCGCCGGTGGCGCTGGCGCGGCGCACGTTCGAGCGCAAGCTGAGCATGGAGCGCTTCGAGTCGGCGTTTTGGGACAACGGGGCGCAGCCCGGCAGTGTGTTGAAGCATCCGGGGACGTTGAGCGATAAGGCGTATGCCAGGCTGCTGGAATCGTGGGAGAAGCGGCACATGGGGCCGCAGAATGCGAACCGGGTGGCGATTCTTGAGGAGGGGCTGGACGTTGCCAGTATTGGAGTCCCACAGAGCGACGCGCAGTTTCTGGAAAGCCAGAAGCTGACGCGGACGGAGATTGCGGCGCTGTTCCGGGTGCCTCCGCACATGGCGGGCGATCTGGATCGGGCGACGTGGTCGAATGTGGAGCAGATGGGGCTGGAATTCGTGATCTACGGACTGATGCCCTCGCTGGTGCTGTGGGAGCAGGCGATTGGGCGGGATTTGATGACGGAGCAGGAGCGCACCCGCTATTACGCCAAACACAAGCTACAGGCGCTGCTGCGCGGGGATAATGCGAGCCGGTCGCAGTTCTATGCTGCGGGGCTGCAGTGGGGTTGGTTCAGCATCAACGACGTGCGCGAGCTGGAGGATATGAATCCGGTGGCGAACGGCGATACCTATTTTGTGCCGCTGAATATGGCGCCGCTGGATCAGGCGGTGTTGGGGGTGTCGGCGGTGAGTGCGGCGCCGGTGCGCGCATTCGAGCAGTGCGACCACGGCGAGGGGTGTCGCTGTGGGAGAGAGCACCCGCAAGGGGATGCTCCTACGGAGCGGCGCGCTGAGGATGATGCGGTCGAGGAGTTGCGGCTGACGCGCGTCGAGATGGCGCGGGCGATGGAGCCGGTGTTGGAGGATGTCGCCCGACGGCTGACAGGGCGTGAGGTGCGCGATGTGCGGCGGCTGGTGGAGAAGTATTTGCGCAAGCGCGCTGACGATGAGTTCCTGGCCGCGGTGACGGCGCTCTATAACGAGTTCGGCGGCGTGGTGGCGGATGCGTTCCGGGCGGCGCTGCTGGCTTATGCGCGGCAGGCGATGCTGGCGGCCAGCGCTGAGCTTGGGGTGAAGTCGCCAGGGCTGACGGATGAACTGCGCCAGTTTGTGAGTGAGTATCTGGAGAATTTGGGCAACGGCTGGGCAGCGAGCAGCCGGACGCAGATCGGGATTGTGCTCGACGCGGCGGTGGCGGCCGGGGATGACCCGGCGACGGCCATCGAGGAGCGGCTGACGCGGTGGGAGGAGAGCAAGCCGGGGAAGGTGGCGGATCGCCAGGCCTTCGAGGGGCTGAATGCGTTTGTGATCGCCGCGTATGGGATTCATCAGATTACGCGCATTCGCTGGGCGGCGGCGGGTACGAGTTGCCCATTCTGCCGACAGTTGAATGGGCGGGTGATCGGGATCGAAGAATCGTTTTTGGAAGAAGGCGCCGAGTTGGACGGCGGCGAGGCCGGGCCGATGAAGGTGCGGTATCGGGTGCGCAGTGGACGGCTGCACGGCGGCTGTGACTGTGTGATTGTGGCAGAGCGAGCGACGGAGGAGTAGATGGAACGCCGATTTTTCCCGACTGAGTTGAGGGCGGAGGGCAACGAGGGCGAGCGGACTACGCTGGCCGGGTATGCGGCGGTGTTCGATCAGCTCTCGGTGGTGCTGTATGGGATGTTCCGCGAGAAGATCAGCCGCGGGGCGTTTGCCGGTGCGTTAAGCGGGGATGTGCGGGCGCTGTGGAACCATGACACGAATCTGCCGCTGGGACGCACGAAGGCGGGCACGCTGCGGCTGGAAGAAGATGCGCACGGGCTGCGGGTGGAGATCGACCCACCGACGACGCAGGCCGGGCGGGATGCGCTGGTGAGCGTGCAGCGCGGGGATGTGGATCAGATGAGCTTTGCCTTCGATGTGCTGGAGGATGAGTGGGATCAGGACGAGAGCGGGACGCTGATCCGCACGCTGCGGAAGGTGATGCTGTACGAGGTTAGCCCGGTGACGTTTCCGGCCTATCCTCAGACGACGGTTGCGGCACGCGCGGGAGAATCCAGCGCGTGGGGCGATATGCCGGCGATTCCGGCGCGGTTCGGGCGAACCGGGGACGGGAGCGACGCGGAGCGGGCGCAGGGGCGTCTGGCGGTGAGGCGGCGACGGCTGGCGTTGGTGGGATTGAATCGGTAGCTCCTACGGGAGATCAGAGATTGGAGAGTAGAGCAGATGAAACTCGATGAGTTGATTGCGAAGCGCAAGGCAGCCGTAGCCCGAATGCGGGCGCTGACCGAGCAGGAGACAATGAGCGAGGAAGAGGCTGGCGAGTTCGACCGGCTGCAGGGTGAGGTGGGCGAGCTTGACCAGCAGATCGGGCGGCTGGAGACGGTCGACGAGCTGGAGCGCAGTGCAGCGGCGCCAGCGACGCGGGCGAGCAGACCCAGCGGCAGCCAGGCGCCAGCGCAGATGCGCCACCGTGGCGACGACCGCTGGCAGGCTGACATCCGTGCGGTGCGGCTGTATGCACGCGGCGACGAGGGCGCCATCCGCGAGATGGATGCGCAGATGCGCGCTGAGGCACGCGCCAGCAACGACACCGATCTGAACATCACGACGCCGGCGGATGGCGGGTATTTGGTGCCCACGGGTCACTACCAGGGGATCATCGAGCGCGCTAACGAGCTGCTGCTCTATCCGACGTTGGGTGTGATGGAGGTGCCTGGCCTGGGCACGACCGTGAATGTGCCGACGGGCGGGGCAGCCAATCCGTTCGTGGCGACCAACGAGGCCGGGGCGCAGGATCGGGATGCGCCGGCGTTTGGCCAGGCGGCGATGACGCTGGCGAAGTTCACGAAGAAACTGGAGTTGAGCGACGAGCTGCTGGCCGACGAGGGCAGCCTGCTGATCAACTATCTGAACGGCTATGTGGGCGATGCGTATGCGCTGACGCACAACAGCGCGCTGGTGACGGAGGTGCTGGCAAACGGCACGAGCGTTACGTTGGGCGCGGCGGCGGCGGCCAGCGCCGGCGACATTCCGCTGCTGATCTCCTCGGTGAAGGATGAGTATGCCGAGATGGGGCAGTGGCTGATGAAGCGGGCGACGCGGTTCAAGTACCACGCGCTGCAGGGGAACGCCTTCTTGTTTGCGCCCACGCCAGGCGGTGGGGATCAGGGGCTGTGGACGTACCCGGTGCGGCACAGCGAGTATATGCCGGCGATCGGCGCCGGGCTGAAGTCGAGCGTGTTCGGGGCATTCCGCTATGTAGGCGTGCGCACGACCGGGATGACCTTCCTGCGCGACCCATTCAGCAAGGCGGACAACGGGCAGCTTGTGCTGCGCTACTACACGCGCATTGTGTACAAGGTGCTGCAGGCCGAAGCGGTGGTATACGGGAAGCATCCGACGGCGTAGCGGTTAGTTCGGAGTTCTAAGTTCGGAGTTCTAAGTTCGGAGTTCTGAGTTCGGAGTTTGGCGGGGCGAGGGGTTCGCCTGCTCGCCCCGCTGACCTGATGGTGAATCGATGCCCTTTCTGGAGATTCTGACGCGAACCTATAAGCGGCCGATGATGTTGGCGGCGAACCAGGCGAGCCTGGCGGCGCAGACATCGGGCGATTGGGTGCAGACGCTGCTGGTCGATGAGGTGGGGCGCGGCTGCGGCTGGGCGAATGTCCGGTTGGGGCAGCAGGCGCCGCACCTGGTGGGCGAGTATGTGTGGGTGCTCGACGACGACGACGTGTGTGTGGACGATTCGCTGGTTGGGGCGTTGGCGCTGATCGCGCAGGTGGCGGCGCCGGATGTGATCGTGATGCGGATGGATCATGGGGCGCTGGGCGTGCTGCCGGATGGGGCGCACTGGCGCAAGCGCCCGGTTAGAGGGCGCATCGGGGTCAGCGCGTGTGTGATCCGGCGTGCGTTGTTCCAACAGTGCGCAGGGGCGTGGAAAGAGGTCTATGACGGCGATTTTGATTTTATCGCCGCGGTGTTCGACGCCAAGCCGATTGTGTTCTGGTATGACTGCATCGCCTCCAGGGTGCAGCGGGTGAGCCGAGGGGCGCCGGAATGAGTAGTGTGCTGATCTTCACGCCAACCTATGACGACCCGGAGACGGGGAAGGATGCGATGCACCCGGCGTGTTATGCGTCGGTGATTGTGCAGTTGCGCAGCTTTGAGGGACACGCCGATTGGCGCATCGGGCGGGAGAATCCGCACCCGGTGGGCGACTATCGGAATGTGCTGCATCAGTACCAGGTGGCGCAGGAAATTTTCCTCGCCGGGGAGTGGGATGCGCTGCTGACGGTGGAGCACGACAACGAGCTGCCGGACGACGCGCTGCAGCGGATGTACGGGACAAAGGCCGATGTGGTCTATGCGCCCTATGTGCTGCGGCACGGGATGCGCCAGTTGTCGACGTGGCAGTATATCAACGACCGGAACCTGGGGATGTCGCTGACGCTGTACCCGTTCGAACTGGCGCAATTGAAGGCGGCCGGGGTGGGGCGGGTGAGCGGCGTGGGGCACGGCTGCACGCTCTTCCGGCGGCACACGCTGGAGGCGCTGCCCTTCCGTGAGGTAGGGGACGGCACGAATTTTTGTCCCGATATTCCGTTCGCCGAGGATGCGCTGCGCGCCGGGTTCGTGAGCATGGGGCGCTTCGACGCACCGGTGGCGCACTGGGAGAAGGGTGTGCGGCTGGAGCCGTATCAGGAGGGAGGGCTGGTGCTCTACACTGCGACAGAGACATGCAACGCGCTGGCCGACGGGAAGGTGATCCACCTGGAGGCCGGTAAGACGTACGAGATATCGCCGATTGCGGCGGCGGATTTGATCCGCGCTGGGTATCTGGCGCAGGAGCGGGCCACTGTGGCGCCGAGTGAGGTGCGCGGGGCGCCCACGGCGTCGCGCAAGAGGGCGAAGGGGTAGCGGCATGTTCGAGGGTCAGCCGGTGGTGGTGACGGCGCCGACGGAGGAGCCGGTCACGCTGAGTGAGGCGAAGCTGCATTGTCGGGTGGATGGCAGCGACGACGATGCGCTGCTGTCGAGTCTGATTGCGGCGGCGCGAGCGGCGTGCGAGGTGCTGGCGCGGCGGGCGTTCGTGACGCGGACGTTGGATTACCGGCTGGCGAGTTGGCCAGCAGGGCGCTCGATTGTGCTGCCGCTGCCGCCATTGGTGAGCGTGACAAGCATTGCGTACACCGACGAGGATGGCGTGGCCGGGACGGTGCCCAGCACAGACTATGTGGTGTACAGCCAGGTCGAGCCGGGGCTGATTGTGCTGAAGCCGGTGGCGAGTTGGCCGGCGGCGACGCTGATGCCGGGACCGGCGTTGGTGGTGCGCTATGTGGCCGGGTTCGGTGCGGCCGCAGCGGTGCCAGCGGAGTATAAGCACGCCATCAAGTTGACGGTGGGGCATTGGTACGAGAATCGTGAGGCGGTGGTGGTGGGGGCGATGGTCGCCAAGCTGCCGCTGGCGGTGAAGGATTTGCTGACGCAGGATCGGGTGAGCTGGGTATGAGAGCGGGCACGCTGCGGCAGCGGGTGACGATTCAGACGCCGAGCACGACGCGCAACGACCGCGGCGCCGAGGTGATTTCGTGGGCGGATGTGGCGACGGTGTGGGCAGAGGTGCGCACGCCGGATGGCCGCGAACGCACGGCGAATGAGCAGGTGGTGGCGATGGCGACGCACGTGGTGACGATGCGCTACCGGGCGGGGCTGACGCCCACGCAGCGGTTGAAGTGGGGCACACGGGTGTTGAGCCTGCTGGCGACGCCTGACCCGGACAATCGGCGGCGGATGCTGGTGTGCCAGTGCCAGGAGATCATCGGCGATGCGGAGGTGATTTAGGTGGCGAGACGTGCGCAGCGCAAAACGCAGATTGCGTGGTATGGCGATGAGTTTGTGCGCATCGTCGGCAAGCATGGCGATGCGGCGCTCTTTGCGGCGGGCACGGTGCTGCAGCGGGCAGCGGTGGCACGTGTGCCACGTGTGACCGGGAACCTGGCCAAGTCGGCGTATGTATCCACGGCGACGCGCAGCACGTATGTGCGGCGCCCCTATTGGCGCAAGGAGAAGAAGCCGCCACAGGGCGCGGCGACGGTCGCTTTCAGCGCTCCCCACGCGCATCTGATCGAGAGCGGGCGGCGGAAAGTGGGGCCGATTCGGCCACGCCGGGCGCGGGCGCTGCAGATCGAGGGCAGGTTTCGAGCGGCCAGCCGGTACCGGCGCACGAGCGGTCGCCACTTTTTGGGAGAAGCCATCGAAGCGACGCAGGCGACGATGGTGGAGGAGTTGGCGGCGGTGCTGCGCGAGGGGCTGGAGCGTGAGATGCCGAAGGGGAAGCGATGAACGCAGGGGCGATCATTTACGCACGGCTGGCGGCAGCGACGGCGGTGACGGCGATTGTCGGCACGCGGATTCTGCCGCTGGAGGTGACGCAGGAGATCGACTTGCCAGCGTTGGCGTACAGCGTGCAGTTGGCGGACGCCGGCGATGGTACGGCGCCGATCCAGCGGGCGACGGTGACGCTCTACTGCATGGCGCACACGGAGGCCGGTGCGCACGACCTGGCCGTGGCGGTGAATGGGGTGCTCGACGGGTATGCGGCGGTGAATGGCGGCACACGGCTGGCGCCGCTGCAACGGGCGGGCTGGGATTATTTGCGCAGTCATGAGTTGAATCTCTGGCAGGTCACTGTGACCTATCAGACGTGGGTTGTGTATTGATTTGATCGCCCTGATGGGGCATGGAGAGTAGAGAAATGCCACTGAACACTAGCGACATCATGATCGCCCCGGCGAACATTTGGTATAGCGCGCTGGGGACGGCGCTGCCGGATGAGACGACGGTGGCGTATGGAGCGGCGTGGCCGGCAGGGTGGACGAGCGTGGGCTACACGCTGACGCCGCTGGCGATGGCCTACGAGACGGAAGATTTCGAGCTGGAGATCGAGCAACTGCCCAATGTGGTGAAGCGGCAGAAGGTGAAGGAAAACCTGACGCTGGAATGCACGCTGGCAGAGCTGACGGCGATCAATTTGAAGCTGGCGATGGGGTCCAGCCAGACGGTGGGCACGACGGCGGCGGCGGCCAGCCAGCACGCGTATGAAGAGATCAGCATGGGCGGCGAGATTTATCTGCCGGAGTATCAGATTGGCTTCGAGGGCTACCTGCTGGACAGCTCGAATCATCAGTTGCCGGTGCGTCTCTTTCTCTGGCGCGCCAACATCGTGCTGAACGGCAATCTGGAGTTTGCGAAGGCGGCGGCGGCGGGGATTCCAGTGCAGATCAAAGCGTTGGCGTACACGACCCAACCGGCCGGGCAGCAGCTGCTGCGCTTCCAGCGGGTGACGGGCTGGAAGACTAGTTAAGTTCGGAGTTCGGAGTTCGGAGTTCGGAGTTGGGGGGTGTGCGTATGCGTGAGGTGACGGTGACGTTGGGCGGCACGGCGTATCGGGTGCGGCAGTTGCCGATGCGGGCGGAAGCAGAGTGGCGGCGACTGCTGCAGGCACGGTTGGCGCCGCTGTTGGGGCTGATCGCCAATTTCCAGCAGATCGAGTTCAACACGCCGGCGGATTTTGCGGCGTTTCTGCAGGGACTGGCGCCGCTGTTGTTGGATGCGCCCGATCTGATGTTGGCGCTGCTCTACGATTACTCGCCCGATCTGCAGGCGCACGCCGATGCGATTGAAGAGAGCGCCTACAGCGATGAAGTGATGGAGGCGCTGAAGGCAGTGATGGGGCTGGCGTACCCTTTCGCCAGGGACCTGGTCGGGGCGATGCGAGCGGCTGGCCAGGCGGCGATGCAGAGTGGGGCGGCCAAGCCAGCATCGGCGACGACCTCGCCGAGTTGATGCTGGCGCTGTGGCCAGAGGCGGCGGCCTGGGCGGATGAGGTGGCGCAGGCGCGGCTGATGGCGGCGTATGTGCGGCGCAAACGCTTCGAGGCAAAGCTGATGGTGGCGGCGGTGGCGGAAGCGATGGCGCCGTCGACGCACGGGCGGATCAGTGCGACGGAGATGATGAGTAAGTTTCTGTAGTCCCCACCATAGAGAGCAGACGATGGCTGTACGGCTGGCCGATGCAACGGCATATTTGAACGCGAACGACGACGGGCTGAAGTCCGGGCTCGATGCCGGGAAGCGGCAGGTCGACGGATGGGGCAGCGCCATCAACGGGATGCTGATGGGCGCCGGGATGGCGGCGTTCAATGCGATTGCGGGGGTGGCGCAGGGGACGGTGGCGTACCTGGGCGACTCGGTGGCGGCGGCGTCCGATTTGGATGAAACAGTGTCGAAGGTAGACACGCTGTTTGGGTCGTCGAGCGCCGGGATTATGCAGTGGGCGCAGAACAGTGCGACGGCGATGGGGCTGCCCAAGCAGGCGGCGTTGGATGCCGTGGGCACGATTGGCAACCTGTTTATGCAGCTTGGCGCCAGCAGCGACGAGGCGGCTGGCGTGGGGCAGAACATGGTGCAATTGAGCGCCGATCTAGCCTCCTTCCACAATGTGGCGGGCGGGTCGGCGGAGGTGCTGGATGCGATGAGCGCTGCGTTCCGCGGCGAGTATGATGCGCTGCAGCGGTATATCCCCACGATCAATGGCGCGGCGGTGGAACAGCAGGCGCTGGCGATGACCGGCAAGGAAAGCGCCAAAGAGCTGACCAATCTGGAAAAAGCGATGGCGGTGCAGGCGATCATGGCGCGGGATGCGGGCGCGGCGATGGGCGATTTTGCGCGCACGTCGGGCGGGCTGGCGAATCAGCAGCGCATTTTGGACGCACAGATGGCAGACCTGCAGGCGACGGTGGGGGCGGCGCTGCTGCCGGTGATGGCGACGTTGACGACCCTGCTCAATCAGATGGTGCAGGCGGTGCTGCCGCCGTTGGCGGCGTTCATTCAAGATCATGTGGCGCCGGCGATGGCGGGACTGGCAACGATCGCCCAGGGGCTGATTGATATTTTTATTTTTGGCAAAGAGCCAATGGGAGATTGGTCGTCCTGGTGGGAGGATATTGCAGCCATTCTTGGCGAGGATGTCGCCGAAGCGTTACGGGGCGTTGGGATTTATCTATACGATCTCCGCAATTCCATAGAGAAAAATGTCGGTCCCGTATTACAGGCGGCGATGGGTTGGTTCGCCGGGCTGGGCACGACGGTGCAGGCGCAGACGAATGGGCCGCTCAATTTCTTCAATGGGTGGATTGCGCAGAATATGCCGCGCATCCAACAGATCGTGGAGTCGGTGCTCGGCGCGATTACCGCATTTTGGGAGGAGCACGGCGCGGCGATCGTCGAGGGCGTACAGCGCTATTTGGGCTGGGTGATGCAGTTCTGGGAGCTGGTGTTCCGCACGATCCTGAACATTGTGCAGGTGGGCCTGCAGGTCCTGACGGGCGATTTCGAGGGCGCCGGGCAGACGCTGCAGGCAATTGTGCGCGATCTGTGGACATCGCTGAGCCGGATTTTCTCGCAGATGATCGATGCGATTGTGGATATGTGGAGCAGCATCGATTGGGGCGGGATCGGGCGGGCGATGATTGAGGGGATCGCCGATGGGCTGCGCAATGCGGCCGGATGGCTGCGCGACGCGGCGTGGGATGCGGCGATGGCGGCGCTGGACGCGGCGCGCAATGCGCTGGGCATCCATTCGCCGTCGGCGGTGGCGGCACACGAGATCGGGCAGCCCTTTGCCGAGGGGATCGGTGTGGGGATGCGTGAGAGTATGGCGGCGCTGGCCGGGGATGTGAATGCCGGGCTGCGCGGGCTGGTGAGCGGGGTGCAGGCGCCGGCGATGGCCGGGGCGGGCGCGCCGATTTCGATTACGCTCAACATTTCGGGCGCCAGCGATGCGCAGGGCGCATCGCTGGCGGCGCGAGATGG